CATTAAGAGAAATTAATACTGAAGGAATCGAAACTTTAAACAAATTAATTAAGTTATTTGGAAATGCTTTTAGGTCTGATGTCAAAAATGGTTCTGGTGTTAATATCTGGTTTGACGATATAGGAAGTATAAATTTAGAAGTTGATATCATACGAGTTCGTAAAAAGACCGCAACAAAAGAGAATCAATTTAATGCTCTTAGTTGCATAAATGGTACAACAGTTTTTTCTAATAGTGCAAAATTAAAATTAGTTGAAAGGCGATAAATCATGAGTTTAACATATAATCGAGGTAGAAAAGCATTGATTACTGGTGAAGTCATTATTGGTATAACTCCATTAAAAGCAATGATGATTGATTATGCAGGTGAATTTTATCCAGATAAAGATGATGATTTTGTTTCAAATATTGTTGCTGATGAATCTTCTGGTACAGGATATGAACGAAAGACATTAACAACGGTTGCTGCTACAGAAAATGATACAGATGATGCTATTTATTTAACTGCTAATAATTTGACATATTCTGGACTTGATTGTGGAACGGTAAAGGGTCTAATTGTTTACGCTGAAATCAGTGCCGAAGATGACACTCAAAATATTCTTTTGGGTTGGTATGATGGAGGTTTTCCCATTATTACTAATGGTGGGAACATTAATATCAACTGGAATACAAAAGGATTTATGGAGGTTAAATAATGGATAATAGAATAAATTTTGGTATAGTTCAGTTATCATCTGGAATATCCAGTACAGACACAACCGTTACTCTTGCAAGTGGACATGGAGACAGATTGCCAACTCCTCCATTCAATATGACCATTTATAACAATACTCTTTATTCTAATATTTCAGAGGCTTTTCATGGTGGCGAAGCAGAAATTGTACGGGTTACAAATAAAACTGGTGATAATCTGATTATTGTAAGAGCACAAGAAGGAACTACTGCTCAGGACTTTAATACTGAATTTCATAGTTATTTTGCTATTGCGGCTTTAACAAAGAAAATGATTGATGATATAGAGACAGAATTTTCTTCATTGGAATCCCAAATAAATAACATTTCCTCAGGAATGACTGCTGCCGAAAAAGCAACTATGAATGATATGCTGATTGATATTGCAGAGAATGCCTATCAAAATGGATTAAATGCTTTGAACTATCAAGGTGGAATGTATGATATATTTGCTGATGAAACTAAAATTGATTCAGATTCAAATGTTAGCATAAAAACGTTAGAGAATATTGGGTTAAAAGGATATGTTTCATTAGAATCAAAGCCAGATTTAACAACATTAAGCGGTATTGCTATTGTCCAAGCAACAAGAAGCAATCTTTATGGTTCTTGTTTTTTTGATAATGGATATAAAATTGCATTTATATATAATAGAGATTCGATATATTTTTATACAATGACAAAGGCTTATGATTTAAGAACAGTACAACAATCATGGGGTTCTCCATATTATAGTTTTTCTTTTTCTTCATATACAACATCAGCGTCAGATATTGTTATATCACAACAAGGTAATTATAAGAACAAATATATATGGATAACAAATAGTTCTAATAGTAATATTTATAGTTTTTACATGAGTGTATATGGTGACCCGACAAGTATTATTTTTAATCAAACAATAAGTACATATACTCAAGATACATCATGGTATTCAATATATTTAAATAAAGACAATACTAAATTATATTTATCCAGTGGTAACGATATATACGAATATACTTTGGGAATTGCTGGTTATCTTTCTTCATCTGTTACTTATGTAGGCACAATAAGTACATCTTCATTGGGTGGAAGTTCGTATTCAATATACGGAATGTGTTTTTCAGATGATGGTAAAAATTTATATTTATCGCAAAATAAAAGAATATATGAATTTACATTGTCAACAGCGTGGTCTTTATCAACTGCAAGTTATTCTGAATACGCAACAACAGATGAATCTACTACTATATACAGTTTATTTTTATTAGAAGGTTTTATACAATTTTTAATAACAGGTAATGATGGATTCAGTATATATTCTTATGATTTAGAAACATCTGTTTCTTCTGGAAATATAGTATCTGTTTTAAAAGATTTATCAGATGATGGCTTTTCATCTACTCCAACAAAGGTTGTTGTTTCATTGGATTATGTTTTGAATGGTGAAACAATATCTGCCAAAATAATAGATGCAAACTCTAATGAGGTGTCTATTTCTGAAAGTAATTTCGATAGCGAAGTTTCTTTAACTGGCTTGTCTGGAACTGTTGTAAAAATAGAAATAACATTGTCTCAAACAGGTGGAAATACACCAACTTTATATTCTTACGCAGCATACTTTAAGGAGTAATTATTATGTTCGGAAAATCAGATAAATTTAAAAAACTTATTCAAGACAAAGAAAAACAAAAAAAGAATAGGAAAAAAGATATTCGTGTTGCCTATGAGAATATAAAATCTAAGAAGAATCTAACTAAGCAAGATTCTCTTTTGATGTTAATTTGTGAAGAAATTATAGGTGAATAATTGAGTTATGGTTCATCTATATATGGTTCTACAGTATTTGGTACTGGTGGAGGAACATCTCCCGTACCTTATATTTCCATGGATATGCCTTCTATACAAGTTACTCCTTTAGAACCGACTATTGAAATAGAAGATATTGTCTTAGTGCAAGACATTGTTACCATAAACATAAATGCTTTGATTTCTGAAACTGAGCAAGTAGTCGTAATGGACTTGCCAACTATATCTGTTAATCCGATTGAACCAGAATCTAATTTAGGTTTATTTCGAATACAAACAGAGGTTGGTGGCCCAAATTGGGCTGTCGGGGATATACTACAAGCAAGGTTAAATGATTTCGATGAGTATGGAAATATGTCTGCTGTTTATGACTTAATTGCTCTTATTACAAATATTCCATCTGAGGGTACATTTGATATACAAGTTTTAGGAACTGAAACAGATTGGAGTAAATTTGAAAAATATGGACAGGAAGTTGAGTTTGTTCGTCGTGGCAATACTTCTAACCCATTAAGACAAGATTCAATTGTTGTGAGTACTGATGATTGGACAGAGGACGCTCACAGTCCTCATTTTAGCATATATGACGGAATTGATAATATTGCTGGAATTGATGGAATTAACAATATAAAAACACGGATAGGCAACTTATATGCCTGTCAAGTTGGCGATAATTTAAATCCAATTTTTAATGTAGATAACAATGATATTCATGGCATTTTTAACGTTGGTTATTTTTATTCTGGTGATATAGATGGAGATTCATTTTTCAAATACGACCCGATTGAAAAAAGAGCAACATTAAAAGGAACACTTGAGATTATAGGTGGTTCTGGCATTAACAATTTAGAAGATGTCGGTAAGTTAGCAACACGAGATAATATTACATATAATGAAATTATAGGTACTAAACCACCATTAAATGCTACCTTTGGAGCTAGTTGGGGAACTAATATTGTTAATATACCAAATAGATTGAAATTTAGTGGAACACCAAATGCTAATGGAACTTTTATTACTGATTCTTTTATTGGCGTTTATAATATTGATACTGGTGGTTTTTGGCCAGTTAGCATGGATTCTAATGGAAACTTTGCACTTCGTGACGAAGCAGAAGATGACTTTTTCTATTTTGATGCTGCTAATGGAGTTTGGACTGTTGGTGATGAAAAATGTTTTCTTAGATTTTATTCAACCAATGATGATTTTTTCCGTGGTCTTGAATTAATATTTGAGAGTAATGGTGCTATTTTTCCATTAAAAATTTTAAATAACGAAAATTCTGGTGCAAAAGTAATTAATTATGGAGATGGTAGTTTATTAGACTGGCTTTATTATTATCGTGGGACTTTGGTTGCACAAGAAGCCGCTTTATATGATTCAGTTTTAGATATTTCACAAAAAATCTTCTGGTTTGATAGTATCCACCTTGAAGGACAATCTATATTTTATGACCATTTGAAAGTAAGACAAAATGTTTATATTAAAAGAAATGCTTTTTTGGATGGAGTAAATGATGTTTATTTACTGGATACATCAGGTCGTGTTTACGGAAGTGAATTTAGATTTTATACAGATGATGATACAAAAGCAATTTCAGGTAGGCTAAAGGTTGAAGGTGGAAGTTTAAAATTTTCAACTGATGGTTCTGTTTGGACAACAATAGTTTAGGAGTAATGATGGAAAAAGAAAAAAAGAATGAAAACCCAGGAGATTTAAAGATACAAGAATTAAATGTTGAAAATCAAAGTCTTAAAGAAATGTATATTAGACAATCTCAAAGGATTGTTTGGCTGGAAAAGGAAAATGTTGAATTAAAAGCGCAAATATGGGGTGTTAGTTTAAACCCACTTAAAAAAACTGAACAAAGGATGAAAGTTAATAAAGTGGAGAGAAAGTCCTGATTTGGCTGATATTTGTTATAGGACTAACCTAGGGAATAAGCCTTATGTCAATAGTGGTGGCACAGGATGGTTTGCTGTAGAACAGACAACTATAGACGGTTATCACAATGGAAATTATGTTTAAATAAGTTAAAAAGGAAATAAAATAATGACTGAAAAAGAACAAATTGAACAACTAAAAGCACAAGTTAAAGAATCTAAACCTGTAACTGGGAAGAAAAGAATTAAATAAATGGAGTTTAATATGGATATTAGTTCTGCATATATGCTATTAGGAATTGCTGTAATTATATTTGCTGCTGGAGGATCTTTTGCAGGAGTAAAATTTGGTCTTAATGGTACAAAGAAAGATCTTAAAGATTTGAAAACAGATGTTAAAGATATTATAAAAGAACAGAAAGTCAATCAAAAAGAAACTAATATTAAGTTAGATAGAATTCAAATGCAGGTTTCTGATAACAAAGATAATATAAACAATCAAGCAGCTACTTGCCGAGAAAGAAATATTCGTCTTGAAGCTCTTGAAAATTCAAAAAAGGAGAAATAAAATGGAACAACTTATTGATGTACTCTCAAGCTGGTGGGTAGGAATTGTAGCTGTGTTTTATGTTTTAGATAAAATCACAAAGGCTACTCCTACAAAGTATGATGATTTCGTAGTTGATGTTATCTATAATGGTTTGAAAAAACTATTAGGAAAGAAAATCGACTAATGAAAATCTATTCTAAAATTAAACCTGGCTATGAGCCAAAATGGTTTAAACCTTACGAATTAGTTCCTAAGTTTCTATATGATTCTTATGGAGCTAGTTCTTTGAGGTTTTTAGACAATCGAATCCTCTGGACTATTGATAAGCTTAGAGATCGTTATGGAGTTATAGTTTGTAATGATTGGAAGTGGGGAGGTCAATTTGACTCTCGTGGATACAGACCTCCTAATGATCCTGATGGATCTAATCTTTCAGCCCATAAAAGATCTATGGCAGTCGATTTAGCTCCTGTTGATATAACAGCTGAAGAAATTCGTCAAGATATTAAACAAAACAAATATCCTGATGATTTTAAGTTTATAACTCTTATTGAAGATAATGTAAACTGGCTTCATATATCATGTGAGAATGTTCAGAAATTGACAGTTATTAATCCATAATTTGCTTTTGTCTAAATTCTACAAAAGCGGAATTTTATATGTATACTGAACAAGAAACCCAAGAAATATTAGAACTTATAGGACCTTCAACGGAACTTTATTCTAAAGTAATATTCCCAAATAGATTCTATAGACCATTTTCTCCTAAAATTCATTCAAAGATATTTAATCTAATTGATGATGAGAATAAGCAATTTATAGCTATTGCTGCTCCTCGTGGGATTGGAAAAACTTCTATATTAAATTTAACAGTTCCAGCTAAAGCAATTACTTTGAGAGAAAGAAGATTTATTCTTATTATTTCAGCTAGTTCAACAGCTGCCATTGAGCAGTGCGAGAACTTAAAAGAAGAACTAACTGGAAATGAAACTATTTTAGAACTCTTTGGAGATTGTAAAGGAGATAAGTGGTCTTCAGAGCGTTGGCAAGCTGAATGGAAGTTTCATGAAATTGATGATGAAGGAAATATAATAACTGATGATCTTGGTCAACCACAGGAATTTAAAGAAGTAATAAACATAATCCCTCGTGGTGCTGGACAACAGGTTCGTGGAAAGTTGTTTAAAGATTTTCGTCCTGATCTAATTATTGTTGATGATTTAGAAGATCCTGACAATATGGATTCTGATGAACAAAGAGATAAGAAAAAGAAATGGTTCTTTGCTGATGTAATGAAAGCAATAGATCAATACACTCCTAGACCTGGTGAGCCAAAACCTAGAATTATTGTTCTTGGAACTATTCTTCATGAAGATTCTCTTTTACAAAATCTTCTAGATGATCCTAAGTTTGAATCTGTTAGACTTGAAATTTGTGATGATGAGTTAAAATCAAACTGGCCTGAAGCTATTACAGATGAACAGATTGAACTTGAATATAATCAGTATAAAGAACGTGGATTGCTTGGTGTTTTCTTTAGAGAAATGAGAAATCTTCCAACTGTTCGTGGTGAGGATGCTGACTTTCATGAAAAGCTTTTTAAGTATTTTGATGAAAGGGATATTCAAGATAATCCAAACTTATTTACAGTTATTATAACTGATCCAGCTAAGAAATCAACTGGAGTTGGAGCTAAAACAGCTATTAACGGAATATCAGTTGATAATAGAAAAGAATCTATATATCATAGAAGATGTGTAAATGACTTTTTAGATCCTGGTGAAGTTATAAACAAAACTATAGACATGGCAGTTGAACTTCGAGCAACTCATATTGCTATTGAAGTAACTGGATTAAACGAATTTGCTACTTATCCATTAAAGAATGAACTTATACGTAGAAATCTTCATCATATAAAAGTTATTGAGCTTAAAGCTCGTAGAGGTGGAACTCGTGGACAAGGTAAAGTTCAACGAGTTCTTTCTCTAAAGCCATTCTATAAAAATGGTCAAATATATCATAGTAAGATTGAAAGTAAAAGTTTAGAGTCTCAACTTCTTTCATTTCCAAAACCCACTTACTGGGATGTTATGGATAGTGTTGCTTATATAACAGAGATTTTAGAAATGGGTCTTATTTATTTTGATCTTATTGATGAAGATGATGAATCTGAATATGAACAAGAATATCAAAAGCTGTTAGAGGAAACTGAACCTCCTTTAGAGTATGACCAGATACTTTGAAATACGTTTTTGTTAATTGACAATATTATAATATTATTGTATATTAATCTAAAGAGAGAAAGTAACTATGCAAAAAGCTAGAACCCTCATAAAGAATAAAACAGATAATCTATATAAAGATTACCAGTATGAATATCCTGATAATCTTGATCTGCATCCACAAAGTGAGGATTCCCTTCGCCTATCATCTGATATTTATGAATTTGCTCAATCCAGTAGAAACTATATGCAGAGCAGATATCCAACATGGAGAAAAATTGACAAAGCTCTTAGACTTTATGTTGAGCAAACTGAAGAGCAGAAAGATCAAGATAAAGAAGCTAACAAAGAAAAAATTGTAATTCCAATGACTTATGCGATTTATGATGTTCTTATGACTTATATGTCTATGGCTTTTTTAGAACTTCCTATATTTCGTTATGAAGGAGTTGATAAATTTGATAGTCCTAGAGCAAAGATTCTTCAAGAAGTAGTTGATAAGCATGTGAGAAACAACAAAGTTCCACTCAGCCTAATGACAATGTTTGCTGATGGTATTAAATATGGAATAGGTCCAGTTTATACTAATTGGGATATTAAGAAACGACGTGGATATAAGAAAAAGTTAAAAAAAGAAACATCAGAATTAACTGGTGAAACAATACAAGTTCCAGAATACAATGAAACTGATATAATAATTGAATCTAATGATTTAACAAATATAGATCCTTATCAGTATCTTCCTGATCCTAACGTTCCAGTTGATAAAATTCAGAATGGTCAGTTTGTTGGTTGGATTGAAAGAACTAATAGACTTAGCCTAATGAAAGAAGAACAACTTAATGATGATATTTTCAACTGTAAATATCTAAGTTCAGTTGATTCTAAAAGTCAACTTTATATGGAAGGTAAGAACTATTCAGACACATCAGAACCTGATGCAACTATTGCTGATCTAAACGATGATGTAGTTGATGTTATAAATATGATGATGGAGATTATTCCAAGTGAAGTTGGACTTGGGGATTCTGATGAAGTTGAAAAGTGGTTTTTTAGACTTGCTGGAGATTGTGTTATTATTCAAGCAAAGAAATTAGATCTTAATCACAATAAATATCCTATAGCTGTTAATGCTCCTGAATTTGATGGATACTCTGCAAGTCCAATAAGTAGACTTGAAATGGTATCTGGAATACAGGATTTAGTTAACTGGCTTATTGAGGCTAGAATTGCAAATGTTAAAACTGCTGTAAATAATGTCATAATTGCAGATCCATATCTGGTTAATATCCGGGATTTAACTAAACCTTCATATGGAAAAGTAGTTAGAATGAGAAGAGCTGCTTATGGCAAAGCACCTATAAGGAATGCTATAGATCAGTTGAATATCCAAGATGTTACTCAGTCTCATCTGACTGATATAAAAATCATGGAAAACATGGCTAAGTATTCTACTGGTGCAACTGACATTATGCAGGGCATTATAGATAGAAAAGGCTCTCGAGTTTCTGCAAGTGAATCTCAGGGAGCCTTTCATAATGCTGCTAGTAGATTAGAAAGATCTGCAATGGTTACTAGTTTTATGGCTATGAGAGATATAGCATATTTCTTTGCTTCTCATACTCAGCAGTTTATGGATGAAGAAGATATTATCAGAGTAGTTGGAGATCTTGAGGAATTTTACCCCTCCAGTGAAACTATTAAAGTTAATGGAAAATCTATCTTATGTGAGTTTGATATAAAAGTTGGTGATGGAACTATTATGGATAAAAGCAACGTAGGTAACTGGGTTCAAGTTTTTCAGGCTATAAGTCAGAATCCAAATTTACAAGCTTATTATAATATTGGAGAAATCAGTAAATACATTTTTAAAATGATGGGAGCAAAGAATATTGATAGCTTTATAAATAAAGAAAATATTCAGAATATTCAGCCAACTGAAGATGTTTTAAGAAGAGCTGAACAAGGAGAAGTAACACCAAGGAGCCAAGCATGAAAACTGGTTTATTAGAAGAGTTTTTTAATGTTTCTAAGGAAGATAAATTCTTTACACAGAAACAGATAGATGAATTTACATCTCATCCTGTATGGGAAGAGATAATAGAAACTCTTAAGTCACGACTTGTATCTACATTAAAAGATATTGCTCAGGAAAGATCTATTGATCTTATTCGATACAAACAAGGAACTATAAAAGAAATAGAGTATTTTTTAGAAATGCCTAATCTATTATCAGAGGACACTGATAAGTTAATTATTAAAAAGGAGAATAAAAATGAATAAAAAAGATTTTGATTTGGAAAAAGAACTTGGAGAATTTGCACATGGTAAAGCTCCAGAGAATGAAGAAAAAACTGAAGATGAAAAAGAAATAGAAAAGAATCAGAAAACTGAAGAAATTGATGAAGAAGAATTCAATGATGTTGATAAAGATCTTGAAGAAGAGGAAACTGAAGAATCTGATGAAGATGAAGAGATTGAAGATGATTCTAAATCAGAAGAATCAGAAAGTGACAAAGAACTCCTTCGTCAAATGAAGATTCTTCAAACTCAGTATAAAGAACTTCAAACAAAACTATCTGCTGATGAAAAAGAAGAAAAACAAGAACCAGTTAAGATAGAAATTGATGATCTTGATGATGAAACATTTGAGAAAATCACTGATGATCCAAAAGAATTTAAAAAGTATCTTCTTAACTTTGGTTCAAAAGTTGCAGAAGCTGCTCGTGAAGAAGCTTTAAGAAGCATTCCAAGTATGGTTGAAAAACAAACTAAAGAAAAAGCAAAAGCTACACAATCAGCTGAAAGATTCTATAAAAAGAATCCTGATTTAGTTAAATACAGAGACTTTGTTGGTTATAAAGCAAACAAAATAAAAAGTGAAAACCCTGAACTTGATCTTGATGATATTCTGGAGAAGACTGAGCGGGAAGTCAGACAAGAACTTAACATTGAGAAACAAGCTAAAAGTAAGAAGAAAAAATCTCCACTTCCTAGAAGAACTTCAAAAACCAGGAAGAAAGGAATTAAACCTTCTGAGTTTTCAAAAGATCTAGACAAAATTTTAAATCTTGATTAAGGAGAAATATTATGGCTTTCTTAGGTTTACGTGGAACTGGTGATTGGCAAGGAGATCAGCGACCAAAAGATTGGCGTGAGTCGATTCTTCGTCTTATGCCAAATGGTGATGCTCCATTAACTGCTATCACAGCGAAGCTTGGAAAAGAAGTAACAACTGACCCTGAGTTTAACTGGTGGGAAGATGAACTTCCATCTCAAGCTGCTAACTTGAATTCAACTCAAGGGGTATTTAGTAATTCAGCTATGGACTCTGCCTATAGTGATACAGGCGATAGAACAAATCACAATGGTACTGTTTATTTGAAACTTGCAAATGATGATGATTATCAGCGATTCAGAGATGATATTGTTATCAGATTAACTGATACTGATAATCCGGATCTTTCTATTGTAGCTCATGTTACAGATGTTGAAAGTGGAAAAATCACAGCTAAGCTGTTAATGCCTGAAGGTACAAATGTAAATGGTGCTGATATTTATTCTGATACTGGTTTGGCTAATGCTGACAGAATCATGATTGTAGGTTCAGCACAGGCTGAAGGTGTTGGTATGCCAGAAGCAATCAACCAGAATCCAAGTAAGTATCACAACTATACGCAGATTTTTGAGTATCCACTTGAAATGACTCGTACAGCAAAAAAGACAAAACTAAGAACTGAAGAACAGTATCAGCGTTCAAAAAGAGAAGCACTTGAACAGTACTCTCGTATGATTGAAAAAGCTTATATCTGGGGAGTTCCCTTTGAAACAACTGGTTCAAATGGAAAACCTCTCCGCTATAGTGGTGGAATTATGCACTACCTGAGAAAAGGTGCTCCTGATAATATCCAGGATTACGAAGGTGCAAGTTCTTTAAGTTGGGCTGCTGGTGGTGAAGATTGGCTTGATGAAGTTCTTGAAACAATCTTTGCTTATGGTTCTGATGAAAAATTAGCTCTTGTTGGAAGTTCCGTAATGACTGCAATTGCTAAATTAGCAAAAACCAATGCTAATGTTCAGTTAGTTCCTGGAAAACAGGATTATGGAATTAATGTAGTTAAGTATCATCACTCTCATGGTATTTTGTATCTCAAGAGACACCCATTGTTCTCTATTGAACCTACCATGAAAAGAGCTTCACTGATTATTGAACCTAAATATATCAGTCGTCGTCACTTAGAAGGTGATGATACTAGATTTAAAAAAGATCCTCAGGGTGCTGACTTCAGTCAGGGTGGAGAACACTCAAAGGATAAGTTGAAAGAATCTTATATCTCTGAAGAAGGTCTGGTAGTTGCTGGAGTAAAATCCATGGGATTGCTGAGAGGCTTTGGAGTAGATAATAACTAAACTAACTTACATAAGCAGGCTAGTTAATAGCTGGTCTGCTTTTGTATAATTTCTACACGAGCAGAATATGAACCTACTAGAAATTAGACAACAGTTTGTAAAACTCACCGGAAGATATGATTTAATAAATACTGATAAATCTGATAATGGAGCTGATTGGTTTATAAATCAAGGTCAGGATTATATAGAAAGAAATGTAGAACTAGGTTCTTTAAAACTCGCTGAAGAATATGAATTCACAGCGGAATCTATTTCTAAATATCTTTCAAATCTAAAATCTGTTTATGAAGTTTATTTTGATAATCAAAAACTTGAAAAACTTTCTTATTGTGATTTTTTCTCTCTTGGTGATGTTAGCCCAGGCACGCCTACTTCGTTCACAGTAGTCAAAAAGAAGAGTCCCGATTCTCCTACAGTTACTCAAAAAGGTGTCCTCTTAAGTCCTCCTCCAGATACAGATGGGACTCTTCTTATTATTGGAAAATTTGGTCAAGATAAGATGATTAATAACACAGATTCTAATATGTGGTCTGAAAATCACTCAGGACTTTTATTAAAATCTGCTATGCTTCAGCTTGAAAGCTTTTATAGAAATACTCAAGGATATAGAGATTTAAGAATATCCGTTGATGAGGAATTAGCTGGTCTGGAAGCTGATTATGTTGATGAGATTTATAACAATCCAAAATTTGAGAAATTGGAATGAGAGAAGAAACAATAAAAATAGATGAACTTAATAAAGGTCTTGCAAAAAGAAAACCACTGTTAAATGAGATGGTTTATACTAGTTGCAAGAATTTTATTTTTGAAAGTAAAAGACTTGAGAAGTTTACCCCTTTTGATATTAAAGGTTCTACTATTTCCAGTATATTTCCTCAAATTATAAAAGGTAAAAAGTTTGATTTTTATTTAACAGAAACAAATATTCAGATATTAAATTCTGATAATAGCTTAACTAATTTAACTTTTTTAGATAAAGATCTGGATTCAATTAGTATTCCTTCTGGAAATTCTTGGAAGTTATTAGATTTTGGAAACAAGTGGTTTTTATTTAATGGAAGTTGTATGGTTGAGAATATTGCTGATTCTGAAAAAGCTATAGTTTATACAGACGTTTATGCTTCTGTTGGAGAGTTCTATAAAGGACGAGGAGTTTTAGCAGGATTTTCAAAAATAACAGTTAGCTCTGGTTGGCAACTTTTAATAAACACACTTAATAAAAGATTAAAAGAAGCTATTTTTTCCAGAACAGATAAAGAATTAGTTGATCATAACTTTATATTTTGGTCTGGTATAGGACAGAATTTAATAACAGCTCTTTTTCCAAATAACTATAACGAAGATCTTTATACAAGAATGATTGAAGAAAACTCTTTTGGTTATATGCCTATGGAGTGGAGTGGTGAAGTTCTTAATTTAATTGAGTTTAATGAACTTCTTTATGTTTTTGGAACTAATGGAATTTCAGTGGTTAATCAAGCAGATATAACTCTTGGTCAGAAAACACTTAGATTGGATATTGGACTTAAGTCAAGAGATTCAATAGCTAAAACAGATAATGAAATTTTATTTATAGGAACAGATAATAGACTTCATTATATAAATAAAGATAATCAATTTCAAAAACTATATTATGATAAAATTATAGATCTTACTGAAAGTTATAAAGTTTTTTCAGAAGGTGAATATATTTATCTTACAAATAGTTCAACAACTTATGTTTTTCATGAAGGTGAATTAACTGAAATTGGACAGAAAATAATTAGTTTTCGTAAAGGAGAAATTTATGGAACTACTTTAGATTCAAACCAATCAGTTAAATTATCAGAAACAAACTTTGGATTTAATTGTAAGAAGCAAATTAGTTTTATAGACTTCGGAATTGATTATGATACTGATCTTCAAGCTAGACTGATTGTTGATGGTTATGAGGGTAATTGGATAACAGCTAATGGATCAGATAATCTTTATTTTGGAATGACTGGTGATAAGTTTGTATTAGAAATAAAAGGAAATATAAGTGCTTTATCTTATATTATTTTTAGATTAAAAGTTCTAGATCATAATCAAATAAGAGGTAGATATGTTAGTTAGACTTTTTGAACATGAAATATCTAATAATTGGGAAATTATAAAAGAAAACTTAATAGATGTTCTAGGACCAAATATAGACTATTCTATTATTTTAGCTAAGCTAAATAATGGAGAACTTCAAGCATGGTTTATTCAAGATAAAGAAAATGGAAAAGTTGAAAACCTTGGAGTTCTTGTAACAGCTATAGCTTATGAGCCAATTACTAATGAGAAAAACTTAATAGCTCTTAGCATAAATTCTTTTAACTATATTCCAGTTAATGTCTGGCAAGATTCTATTAAGACTATTCTAAAATGGGCTAAAATACAGAAGATTAAAAACTTAGTTTCATATACAAATAATCCTAGAGTTATTCAAATGCTAGGATCTTTTGGGGCAAACATTGAAACTAGACTTATAAAGATAGGAGTTATCTAATGGGTGGATTTGGTGGTGGTGCTGCAGGTGCTAATACACTTCCAGAAGCAGTAAGAGATACAGTCGCTAATTGGTTTAGTGGGGATACTAGTTTATCAATAGATGAAGCTCTTGATGAAATTTTGGCAGAAGGCTCTATAGTTAAAACCACAGAAGTCAATGAACTAAGAGACATAGTATTTGATGCTGGAGATTGGAAAGATTTTGCTAATAATATTGAATTACAAGAAAAGTGGGATTATATAACTGGAACATATCCAGCTTATACATCTAATAACTCTGGAAAAGCTAAACTTGATATACATAAAACAGTTCAACCAGGTCAGATTATATCAGTTAGATTTATGATTGTATCTGGTACATGGAATAACTCAGAAGATGATAAAGGAGTTAGAGTTTATTTTAACGACAATTCTGAAAACTTTCATACTATATATGCAACTAAAACAAGTAATAAATATAAAAGAAGAGTTGTAAATTTAACCTTTGATATTAAAACAGCTTCAGATGAAATAATTCTTGAAGCTAATGGAGAAACACCTGGAGTTGGATCAAACAAAGGACTTATAATATTTGATAAGATAACAGTTGTAAATGCTAATCTTAATAGCAATCCTTACTCGATATCTGAAGCCTTTGATCCTAATCTTTCTAGCAGACTTCCAGCAATTAAAGCTCATGCAGAAGATTTAAAAGATTCTTTTGACAACTATGGAACTAACAATTCTGATCTTATGTCAGAACTTAAAACAAATAAAGATGACTGGTATAAGATTTACAAAGAAACAGAAGCAGTTTCTGGAGTAATGACTGTTACAGAAAAATCTGTAGGAGATTTGATGACTCTAGCTATGAATAAAATTCATGGGAGGTTAGATCAAATTCTAAATGATGTAATTCCAGAGGATAAACTAATAGATGGAATAAATGAAACAACTGATGTTGATGGAATTGTAGATAAGTTTACTAAAATTGCTAAAGAAAATACAGATGGTGTTATAGAAGAATCTATGAAATCTATTACAGGTGTTATAGATGGTTATTTAGATAGAATAGATTTTTCTAAAAAAGCAATTAAAGAAGTTGGAGAAGCTCTCGACACAGCTGCTGATTATTTAACCACTATATCAACTGCAACTGCAAGTATTCCTACTGTTGATTTTTCTATAATAGTTAAAGAAACTCTTGACTTATCTGATGGAGATGATAGCTTAGATGAGCTTGATTTAACAACTCTTGAATCAGACACAACCGCTAATTTGAAAACATTAAAAGACGTAGATATTGATTTATCTGATGCTTTGGTTTTATCTAATGGATCTTCAGCTGCTCTTTCTGATATAAGTTCTTTATCAGATACAACTTTAAATCTTATTCAGGATGAAGTAGATTTATCTAACTTGAATACAGATTTTTCTAAGATAGAAAACTTAATAACTAGATTAGATGATTATTTTTCTGATCTTGTTAATCAAGAAGCATCAAAAAGAATAAGTTCTTTTAACTCCAGAATGGCTTCTATTAATGCTACTAACAGCTCTGCATTTATTATAGGGAATTCACTTCTTGAACGTGAGGCTTTAAGAGGAATTAATCAACATAGATCTGATTTGATAATGAAAGAAGCTGATATAAATGCTAATGCTATTCTTCAAGAAGTTCAACACAAATCAAGTGCTTTTATTAAGAAATTAGATTTTGTAGCTAGTCAAATTTTAGCTAACAAACAACATGAGTCTCAAGATATTTTAACCAGGCTTAAACATGAATCAAGTATTAATTTAACAGAAGCTAGCTATAACTCTGATAAGTTAAAAATAAATAAGCAACATGAATCTCAAGCATTGTTAAATAAAATTCAGTTTAATTCTCAGGTTGCCCTTCAAAGAATTCAATCTAGAATAGAAGCTATCCTAACAAAGTTTAAAGGAAATCTTGATTATACAATTCAGTCTAATTTACAGAAAATGTCTAAAGATGTAGATGCTGCTATAGCTAAAATGAGTATTGATAAAGATATAATGATTGAGAAATTTCGAGCTTTTATGAGTCAATATAATAGTTCATTTGCTATTGGACTTACTGAATATTATAAAACTATTTTATCAATGTCAGATGCTTATCTTAGAACTTATGGATATGATATTCAAGCTAGTTCAAATATTTATTCTCAACTCCGAGCAAAGTTCTCTGAAATTCTAAACAGTCAAAAAGAAATATATTCTGATTTTATGAAAATAAATCTTCAATTATCAGATAATAGAATTCTAGATTCTAGAACTAAAAATGTTCAACTTGCTTCTATATCAGCAAATTCTTTAGCAAGAGAAATTGCTAGAAAATGGAGTTATGAAGATAAATATAATGAATATCTTAGAGAATATTATAAAATAAAACTTGCAACAGAAAAAGAAGAACATGATAGGAATTTAGAAATAGATGTAAAAGATAAAACTTGGAAACTAAGTGCTTATCAGTTAGCTGGAAATGTTATGGCTCAGAGTTCTGGTGGTGCTGGATATGTTCCAAATAATCCTAGTCAGCAACAGAATGCAGTTGGAACTGCACTTTCTGCTGGAGCTGCCGGACTTAAGTTTAGTGGTGGTAATCCTCTTATTGGTCTTGGTGCTGCTCTAACTGGTTATGGAATGTCAGGAGGATTTGAATAATGCCTAGAAATTTAAATACAAATAATCCACTTTTGAGAACCAATGCAGGTTTGGAAGATAATCCTAACTATACTGAATCAGATAGAATTAAGCCATTAGATGAAGTGAAAATTGATACAAAACCAGTTGATTTTAAAACTAGCTTAGTTGATCATGCTAGACATAACTTAGGTCCTAATTCTCCTATAAATTTTAACCAAAAAAACACAGAAGCTATAGCTGGAGTTCTTGCTGCTCTTGGAAAAGGATTTTCAACTCAAGGTGGTCCTGGAGATGTTCTTGGAACTTATGTTATGCAAGATATAGAAAGAAGTAAACAATCTAGGGCTATTGGAGCTTATGAAGATTATATAAAAGCTAAGCTTTCAGGAGATGAAGTTAGTCAGAAAACTATACAAGATCTTCAAGGCAATCCAGAACTTCTACAAAAAGCTAATCAATATGTGATAGAGAAAGAAAGAGAATTTAAAAACAACAGAGTTTATAATAAATTTGCTAACTTGATAAATAGAGCTCAGAGTGTTGAGGATCTTGAAAGTCTTAATACAGATTATATTAATTCTCTAAGCCCAGAACTTCAGAATGAAATATATGACGCTATGGAACAACGTAAAGATTTTCTTATACAAAGAGATAGCAGAGATCAATTTAA